AAATCATTAACAAATTTAATAAATTTTTCTCTATTATTCATAAAATAATTTGATTTAATAATAGGTTTAGCTTCTTTATCAATAGGTAATCTATTAGAAAGAATTTCATCTCCAATTTGAATAGTTTTTATTTCTGCAACAGCAGCAATAGTAGTATCAGTTAAATCTTTTTTTAATTTTTTCTTTTGAGATGGGTTAATAATTAATTTATTTATAGCATCTTTTTTAATTTTTTCCTTCTTTTCAGGTTCTAATTCATCCTTTTCTACTTTTTGTGTAAGAGCCCTAACATCAATAACTTTTTTCTTAGATTTAATAGATTTCATAAATCTTGCCCTATTTACTAGATTATCATTTGTTTTATCTTCAATTTCTACATTTACATCATTAACCTTACCATCTTCTCCTGTAATTGGAATGTTAATTCTAACATTAAATTCTTTTAATTTAGAATATATTGGTTTATTAAATAAGGTTTGTAATTGCGGATTACTCATATATAATATTTAAATACATAAAAAGTTAAATATTTTAATCAATTAATTCAATAGATTTTGCACAAGCATCTTGTTCAGCCTTCTTTTTAATTTTATGAACTGATTTACATAAAAATACGAATGCTTTTCCATCATTATTAGACGCAACATCGTGAACATGTTCAAAAGTACCAAGTGTTCTAAATGAAATTGCATCATCTACATCGACTTCATGTATTTGTTGACCTAAACAAATAAAAACACCCATAGTATAACCTATCTCTGGGTCATACTCTTCAATTTCTATATAATGGGGGGTTACCTTAAATTCCTTCTGAATTTTTACTTGAAGTATATTCTTAAAATTATCATCATTATTAATAATTTCATTCCAATTAACATGTTTTTCTAAGACATTTTCTACAAAAATTTGTGCAAACTGAAAACCAGGACCTGTTACAAAAAAATTCGCAAATAATGCATTTTCATCAATCATCTCTGTTTTATTAAAATCTAAAAATAATGCACCTAAAAACGATTCAAATAGACAACCTAATTTTTTATGATTTGTTCTAATACCTTTTTCTTCCGCATGTTTTGATATAATATACCATTTATGTAATCTCATTTCATATGCTATTTTACCGATGGCTTCATTTTTAACTAAAGCAATTTTCTTTTCAGTCATAAATCCTTCATTTTCTTTAGGAAAACGTCTATATAAATAAAATTTTACAATGCATTCTAGAACACCATCTCCTAAAAATTCTAATCTTTCATTAGATTTACTGCGTAATGGCAAACAATCCATAGGTTGTTCTGTGATTATAATATTGTTTTTTTCATTTTCTAGTTCTGGTCTTTTTGTATAAGAGCGATGATCAAAAGCCCTCTTATACAATTTCATATTTGTCACTTTTCCTGGTAATCCATATCGATTTAGGACCGATTGAACGTCTTTTAATGTAATTTCATTATTCAAATTATTATAGGGATTGAAAATTAATTTTTCACCTTGTTTTATAATATCATCATCTAATTTACCAGACATATATTTAGTCAACTTATATATTTATATTGTTTTATAATTCATATTGTGAAAAAAAAATATATTGGATATATATAATGCGCACTTTAGAAGGAAGAGCCAGAAATGTTAATTCTTTAATTAATGCATCCTCTAACAACTCATGTGGAGGACCATCCAAGAGCGGTGTTATGCAAGCATCCGCATATCCTAGAATTCCTAAAGGTACTATGATGGCAAGAGCCCCCAATCAACAATCTTTGGTATGTGATATGTCTGTTGGTGCTCGTCAATACAGATACTCAGCCAACAAGAAACTTTTGGGTTAAGTTATTTTATTTTTTACTTAAATACATATTAAATAATAATATATTTAATATGCAAATTATTTCTGATAGCAGAGAAATACCATTAATTACAGAGTTAAATACAAAAAATATATTTTATGACTTAAGTTTAAATATTACTTCAAAAAACTTACATTTAGGAGATGTAATTATATGCGATTTGTCTGAAAATCCAATTGTAATTTTTGAAAGAAAAACGTTGTATGATTTAGGATCTAGTATAAAAGATGGAAGATTTAAAGAACAATCAGAACGTTTAATAAATTCTATATCTTTAAATAATCACAATATTTGTTATTTGATAGAAGGTAATATGAGTTCGTATAATGAAACAAAAGGGAGAATGGTGAAAAAGGCATTATGGTCCGCGATAACAGACTTAAATTATTTTAAAGGTTTCTCTGTATTTAATACTTTAAATACAAGCCAAACAGCAGAATATATATTAAGGTATTGTGACAAACTAAGTCGTGAATTTAAAAAAGGGAAAATAACATATGAACCTGTTTCATATTCTGAAACATTAAAAACAGTAAAAAAAGAAAACGTAACTAAAGAAAATATTCATGTAATAATGTTAAATCAAATACCAGGAATTAGCAACAAAATATCTACAGTTATAATTGACCATTGTGAAAATTTACAAAAATTAATTGAAATTTGCAATACAAACAAGGAAGAGTTATTTGATTTATGTACTGTTGATAAAAACAATAAAAAAAGGAAAATAAATAAAAGTACAATTGAAAAATTAATAAATTTTTTAATATAATTTTATAATATGGGAGACTTATTAACTGACGATGTTATATCACAAAAATTATCTACTGACCAAATTTATTCTATGTCCAATGACCCCTGGAATCAATCATTAATGTTATGTCCTGAAAAAAAACAAATCGTTAAATTTTTAGCAGATTATGCAAATAAATATTTAAGATGTAAACGATTGGTAGATGTAGGCTGTGGATTAGGTTGTTTTTGTAATTTCCTACATAATTGGACAAAATTTAAACAAATTACGGGAATTGATAATGCAACATCTGCTATAGTAAAGGCAAATAAGAATTTTGGTCATTTGGAGAATGTTAATTTTGATGTTATTGATATTATTGATAGAACATCCGCTATAAAATTAAACACTCATAATCCTGATGTATTATTTATGTCAGATACTACCTGGTGTATTATAGAAAAATTACCTGATTTCAAAAGGTTTTTACGTGAAAATTTTAGAGGTAAATATTTAATACATATTTTACAGATACCAGTTCATCAAGACTACACACATTTAATATCAGATCATCAAAGCATATTAAAATTTTTTAATTTTGAATATATATTTGACGGTGAATTTTATAAAAATAAAGACGAAGAAGTAAATTGTGTATCATACTTTTTGGCAAAAATTAAGTAAATTAATAGATATATAAATTATATGAATTATATATATATGATAGATTTTGAAGACCCGTATATTTACATACCGTTGTTAATTATTATAATAATAATAATGCTATATTTAACTGATATTATACAGCTTAATATTTTCAAACAACAAGAAGGATTTGATAATAAAAAGCTAGAAAATGATTTACAAAATTATAAACAACTTTTCTTATTAAAGAAGGATACAGACAAATTGGATATTAAAAAAATTGATAAAATAATAGAAAGTTATTTGAAATTAGATGAACTTCATTCACTTAAATCAATATGGATGCTTAATATACATGAAGAAGGAAAAGCCAATAAATCTGCAATAGATAATGCAAAAAAACATTTAGAAATGTATAATACAGTAAAGGCTACAATTAAAGGTTCTATAACATTTTTAGAAAATGCAAAAAAACGCAATAATAAAAACGCGATTACTGCTAATGATAATGATGAATTTTTAGAAGGAAATATTGGAGATGAAGCTGAAAAAAAGAGTAGTTGGATTTAGTTACCGTAACATCATTATATTTATATGTATTAATATATTAATATAATGAATAATGAAGAACGTCCTAGCTGGGATGAATATTTTAAAGAAATTGTTCAGGTAACTTCAAAAAGGTCTCCATGTGATAGACTGAAAGTTGGATGTTTATTAGTTAAAGATAACAGGATAATTAGTCAAGGATATAACGGTTTTTTACCAGATTGTCCTCATAAAAGTATTGTTAGAGATAATCATGAACAAGCAACTATTCATGCCGAACAAAACGCAATTAGTGATTGTGCAAAAAGAGGAGTTTCATGCTTTGGATGTGACGCATATATAACGCATTATCCTTGCATAATTTGTACGAGAATATTACTAGCTAGTGGAATCATTAATATAAAATATATTGATGATTATAAAAATGATGACTTAGTAGAATATTTTTGTGACATGAAGGATGTAAAAATATATAAGTTATAATAAAATAATTTAATTATAATATTAATAATTAATTATAATTAAAAATTAAAATGTTAGCATTTGATTATCTAAAACCATTTTTATTGTTTTCAAAAAAAAAACGTATTCCTCATGATATGATTAGATATATATATTCATTTATATTAGAAGAGATTAAGTCGAAATTATTGACTGATTATATTAATAATTCAATATCAAGTCATATAAATTATTATAAAAGACATATTTATTATTATAATAAAAGCAACTATACGTTACATTTTGATATAATACCATATTTTAAAGATAATGCTGATAATAGAATTAAATTAAAGAAAAATGTTATAGAAAAAATTAATAGTATAACAAATGATAAATATTGTTTTAGTCATTATTGTTGTAATGATAAAGGAGTAGTATTTAAAAATAGAAGCAGTAGTTAATTATTTTAATCCTTTTTCAATTACCTCATGCTCTATCTGTTTATTGCTATATTTAACACCTCCCCAGTTACCCATCATAGCATTAGCACTATATTTACGCGATACTTCATCCATAGAATATAATTTATCTAAAGGTGTATTTAATCCTACATATTGATTTTGTTGGTCAAAACCAGGATATGAATTTTGATTATATGGTTTATCATCGCGATGAGAATCTAATAATTTAGATTTCATTTGATTATCACTTGTAGATTTAATTTGTTGTTGTGGTAGATTATTTTGTAAATTATCTGGGTCTTTTATCTTATATACTGATTTACCTTGAACATCGTATGACTGTTGAAGAAACAGTAATGGACATTTGATATTTTGACTTCTTTGCCATTCAATAAATTCAGAATATTCTTCTAAATTATCAAATTGAATTGGATTTACTCCTGGAACTTCAGCAAGTTTAGAATTATATAAGAATATTTTATCTCCCTTTTGTATTAACATGTCAGGACATCTTTTTCCTGTAAATGATTCAATAACATCATCACTTTTATAGGTTAATACAAAATATAATCCTATCAAAAATAACATTATAGCTAAAATAAATTTAGTGGTAACTTCTTTATACATATATAATTATGTGATAAAATAATCTAACAATTATATATGGTAAAAGTTTATTATATTAAAAAAAAGAATGAAACAAGAAAAATAAGGGATATTAATAGTGATATTAGTAAAAATATGAAAGTAATATGTTTTATTTATTGGGATAGTTGTGGTGCGTGTAAGGAAGTTTCTCCTGATTGGGAACGAGCATCTAGTATTTTTCAAGAACAACATCCTGAAAATAATACAGTAATCGCGTACATTAACAAAGATAGTCTCCCTCAACTAAATTTTAACAAAGAAGTACATGCTTTTCCTCATTTTTCTACAATCCAGGGCAATAAAATAAAAGATTTTGAACCAGATAGATCTGTATCTGGATTAATAAAATTTATGGAAGAAGAGTCTAAAAATGAAAAATCTTCTATGAAAGGAGGAAAAACTAAAAGAAAAAAGCAAAAAAGCAAAAAAATAACCAGAAAAAATAAAAAAGATACGTATTATTATCCTCAATCTAAAATGTTAGATAGTGGATATATTAAATCAGGAATTCATTCTGTATATTATTCATGTTATGGAAATAAAAATGGAAAACCTGTTTTAGTTGTTCATGGCGGACCAGGAGGCGGAACTTCACCTAAAATGACTAGAATATTTAATCCCAAAAAGTACTACATTATATTGGTTGATCAAAGAGGGTGTGGAAAAAGTACTCCGTTGGGAGAACGCAAGTATAATAATACACATGAATTAATAAAAGACTTTGAGAAAATTAGAAAGAAATTAAATATAAACAAATGGATGTTATATGGTGGTTCATGGGGGTCATTTTTATCACTTGTATATGCAGTAAAACACCCAAGTATTGTTTCTGAAATCGTTATTAGAGGAATATTTTTAGGAGGAAAAGATGAAATAGATTGGGTAAATGCGGGAACAGGAGCAAATCATTTTTACCCCGATAAATGGGAAGATTATATTAAAGATATACCAGAAAACGAGAGAGATGATTTATTAAAAGCGTATGGTAGAAGATTTGAAGGTGAGTTAGGCAATAAAGTAAAGGATAAAGCTCTTTACAGTTGGGCAAAATGGGAATATGCTATATCTCAAATGATACCTATGAAAGATAGTGAAATTAAAAAAGAACTTACCAAAAATGATTTATATAAAACATTTGCTATGTTAGAATACCATTATTTTAAAAACAACTGTTTTGTTCCTAATAATTATCTTAGAAATAAACAAGTATATAAAGCATTAAAGGATATACCTATAGAAATAGTTCATGGTAGATATGATATAATATGCCCTCCGTCATCAGCATATGAATTACATGGCTACATACCTCATTCTAATTTGCATTTTACACAGGCTGGACATACCATGTTTGATTTAAAAAATAGAAAGAAAATAATTGAAATTACTGATAAATTCGTTTAAAATTGATTTATAATCATATAAAAATATTATTATAAATTACACTAAGAAATGGCGCTAGAATATCGTTTATTTGATTTTAATATTGCTAACAAAACCCCCGATGATTTCGAGGAGGATGGTAGCGATGAAGAAACAGTCTATAAAGATGATAAAATGTTTGAAATAGAAATGTTTGCAATCAACGAAATTGGAGAAACCGCATCAATTACAGTTACAGATTATACACCATTCTTCTATGTAAAGGTTGGTTCTGGTTGGAAAGATAAAGATGTCAAGGGATTTCTTGCTCAGGTCAAAAAGGGAATTAAGCCATATTGGCATGATAGTATTATATCATGTACATTAGTAAAAAAAAGAAAATTATATGGTTTTGATGGTGGTATTAACCATAATTTTATAGAAATGAAATTTAAAAATACCATGATAATGAATAAAATTAAATATTTATTTTATGATGATGATAATAAACAGAAATTAAAACGTGGCTACTTATGTAGTGGTGTTTATACAACTTTATATGAAGCAAATATACCTCCTTTGTTAAGATATTTTCATGTTGAAAATATTAGCCCTTCTGGTTGGGTAAAATTAAATAAATTTCGCGAAACAAAAGGTAATTCAAAAAGAACAAGATGTAAACGCGAGTTTAAGGTAAAATGTGGTGACCTAGTTCCGTTAAATAATAAGGAAACCCAAGTACCATATAAGATATGTAGTTTTGATATTGAGGCGAGTAGTAGCCACGGTGATTTTCCATTACCCAAAAAGGATTATAAAAAACTAGCAACTAATATTATTGACATTTGGAAAACACAAAAAACAGTTTCAGATTTAAAAGCAAAAAAAATGATTGAAACGCTAGTATTGTGTGCGTTTGGTTATGGTTCAAATAATGATATTGACCTAGTATATCCTAAATGTGTTCGTGTAGATAAGGACGATTTGTCATCAATTATAAAGGATTGGTTAAAGAAAAGAGTAAAAACCGATGAAAATTCAACAACAGGTGAAACTTATGATAATGAGGATATAGAAGAAGAGCTAACTGTATTTAATTATTCAAATAAAAAAACAAAATTCTTGAAAAAGGAAGTTACTGTTTATGATATTATTACAAATAGTTCTTATGAATATGATGATAAAATAACGCTCTTAACAAAATCATTTGATAAAACATTTCCAGATTTGGAGGGTGATAAAGTTACATTTATTGGCTCTACATTTTGGAAATATGGTGAAAAAGAACCTTACTTAAATCATTGTGCTGTATTAGATGATTGTGACCAATTGCCTCAAGATAAAACACAAATAGACACCGTTGATAATGAACGTAGTTTGTTACTTGCTTGGAAAGATTTAATTCTAAAAGAAGATCCTGATATTATTATTGGTTATAATATATTTGGTTTTGATTATCAGTTTATGTATGAAAGGGCACTTGAAACTAAATGTCAAAGAGACTTTCTTGAACTTTCTAGGATTAAATATGGTGATGGTAAAATTTGTCATGAAGAATATAGTCCTGGTAAATTTAGAATTGCACAATCTAAGATTGTGATTGCTAGTGGAGAACATGATTTAAAGTATATTAATATGATTGGTAGATTACAGGTTGATTTATATAATTATTTCAGACGAGATTATAACCTAGATTCATATAAATTGGATTATGTTGCTAGTCAATTTATTGGCGATAAAGTAAATAAATTTGAACATAATGTGTCTCAAACAACAATATTTACTAGTAATATGACAGGTTTGTATGTTGGTAGTTTTGTTCATTTTGAAGAAACTAGTCATAGTACAGATTATTATAAAGATGGAGATAAATTTAAAATAGTTGCGATTGATAAAGAGAGTAAATCATTTATTCTAGATAGTATTGAAGAATTTGATATGAATAAAAAAGTAAGATGGGGAATGGCAAAAGATGACGTTACACCACAAGATATTTTCAGAATGACAAATGAAGGGCCTGACCAAAAGGCAATTATTGCAAAATATTGTATTCAAGATTGTAACCTTGTACATCATCTTATGAACAAAATTGATGTTGTTACTGGATATATTGAGATGTCTACTATTTGCAGTGTACCTATGAACTTTCTTGTAATGAGGGGACAGGGTATTAAACTTACTAGTTTTATTGCTAAAAAATGTAGAGAAAAGAATACATTAATGCCTGTTGTTGATAAAAAATATAATGATGATGGATATGAGGGTGCAATTGTACTTGATCCAAAATGTAATTTATATCTAGAAACTCCTGTTGCATGTGTAGATTATGCTTCGCTATATCCATCATCTATGATTAGTGAAAATTTATCTCACGATAGTAAAGTATGGACTAAAGAATATAATCTTGATGGTGAACTTATATATGAATATGGTGAAAAGGATGAAAATGGTGATTATGTATTCGATAATATGGATGGTTATGAATACGTTGATATTACTTATGATACATTTAAATATGTAAGACCAAGATTTGGCGCAGCTGCTGTAAAAACATTATCTGGCAAAAAAATATGTAGATGGGCACAATTTCCTAATGGAGAAAAGGGTATCATGCCATCTATTCTAGAAGAATTATTAAAGGCAAGAAAGGCAACTAGAAAAAAAATTAAAACTGAACCTGACCCTTTTATGCAAAATATTCTTGATAAAAGACAACTAAGTTATAAAATTACAGCTAATTCTTTGTATGGTCAATGTGGAGCCAAAACAAGCACATTTTATGAAAAAGATGTTGCTGCTTCAACCACTGCTACAGGAAGGTTGTTACTAACTTATGCGAAGAGAATTATTGAAGAAGTATATGGTGATAGTATTTGTGAAACAAAGAATTTTGGAAAGGTTCGTACAAAAGCAGAATACATATATGGTGATACAGACTCAGTATTCTTTGCTTTCCATCCCGAAGATCCTGAAACAGGAAAAAAAATTGTAGGTAAAGATGCATTAGAAATTACAATTGAACTTGCGATAGAAGCTGGTGAATTAGCATCCAAATTTCTAAAGGGACCACATGATTTAGAATATGAAAAGACATTTATGCCATTTTGCCTATTATCTAAAAAGAGATACGTAGGTATGTTATATGAAACAGATGTGAATAAATGTTCTCAAAAGAGCATGGGTATTGTTTTAAAAAGACGAGATAATGCTCCTATTGTAAAAGATGTATATGGTGGAATTATTGATATTCTAATGAAAGAACAAAATATTCAAAAGGCAATTGAATTTCTATTAAATTGTCTTGGTGATTTAAAAGATGGAAAATATCCACTTGATAAATTGATTATTACGAAATCACTTCGTTCTAATTATAAAAATCCCGAATCAATTGCACATAAGGTTCTTGCTGATAGAATTGGTAAAAGAGACCCAGGAAATAAACCATCGTCTGGTGATAGAATAGCATTTGTTTTCTTTCATAATAAGAATAACCCAAAATTACAAGGTGATAAGATTGAAACACCAGCATTTATGTTGGAAAATAAACTAAAACCAGATTACTCGCATTATATTACAAATCAAATAATGAAACCAGTACAACAGTTATTTGCTTTAGTATTAGAAGATATTCCTGCATTTAAAAGAAAGCCGTTTCTTGTTAAGGAATATAAAAAGAAAATTAAGGCAATTAAAGAAGAATTTGGTGATGACCGTGTTAAAATGGATAAAAAGATGGAGGATTTACGTAATAAAGAAGTAAAAGGAATATTATTTGATAGTTATTTAAAAGAAATATCAAACGCTAAAAATAATATTCAAACGCTAAACAAGTTCTTTATTCAAAAGTAATGAAAAAGCGAAGAAAACTATGAAAAGAGAAGGCAAATAAAATAAATATTTTGTAATAATATAATGTTAATATTTTTGTTTATTATATTATTTAATGGGGTTTTTTCAAATAAAGTTTTCAACTTAACTACATCTAATTTAGTACTTGTAAAAAATGAAATAAATCAAGAAAGTGTTAGTTATGCTATCGAGAAAATACAAAATTCAAAGAATACTTCAAGTTTAATATTATATTTAGATTCACCAGGAGGACAGGTTGAAGATGGGTTAAATTTAATAACTGAGATACAAAAATATAATATTACATGTATTGCGGAGAGAGCATATAGTATGGCATTCGCAATATTACAAAGTTGTCATACACGTTATATTCTTCCTTCTGGTAGATTAATGCAACATCAAATTACTTTTGGTATTCAGGAGTCACTTTATAAAATACAAAATTATGTATCATTTGTTTCACAAATGGAAAGTTATTTAGTAAATCTTCAAGCTAATAAAATTAAAATGGATAAGAAAATATTTATTGAACGAACATCAAATGATTGGTGGATATTTGGAGAAAATGCAATTTTTAACAACGTTGTGGATGATATTGTAAATATAGAATGTAGTAAATCTCTAATTGACAAAAATTATACTCAAACTGTTAATGGTCAAAAAGTGGTTTATTCCAATTGTCCATTGATACATAAAGAACGAGAAAAAGAAAAGGGTGAAAATAATTTTTTTTATTTCTTATAACCTTTAATGTATTGTAAATAATATAAACAGTAAATATTATGGAATTTAATGTCTATAAATATAGATTTAGATTTATTATTATTTTTTAAAGATATGACTAATTATGCAATTATAAAAAAAGATAAAAAATTTCCGATGTTTAATGTTAGTAGGGATGATATTGATATAATATGTTTAGATATGAAGAAAACAGTTGAACATCTTGAAAATGTATTACAAAATAATTATAGTAAATATAAGTGTCATTTTGATAGTAAAAATGAACACTTAAATATTTATTATGGTAATATATGTTATGAGAATTTTATTGTTAGATTTGATTTGTTTGACGATATATGTAAAATGTATCCATCATATAAAATTTCTTCAGATGTAACAAAAGAAGTAATACAAAACAGTATTATTATAGAAAACGATATTAGAGTTCCTTTATTAAAAGACGAATTAATGATAAGACGTTTAGAATATGAAACTTATATTCATAAAAGACCTGATAAAATAAAACATTTAAATTATATAAATTCTTATCCTGAAGAAAAATATACAGTTTTTTCTAAAATTTTATAATTGCGAAACTCATTAATATCTTAAAAAGTATATTTATGTATCAATGTTCTATATATTATACAAATACCACTATCCCAATTTATTTAGCCTTATATAAAATTATGAGAGACGAGAGAATATAATAGTAATATAATATATATAATGGCAGGAAGACTTGTTAAAATAATATTTATATTAGCTAACGGAGAAAAATGGGGTGAAACAGAACTGGGACGACTATCATCAACAACCCAGGCTGAACTCCAAAAACCTGAAGCTGTAGAATTGGTGAAAGGTAAAGTTGATAATTTATTCAACGATAAAGTTAGAAAGTCGTGTGAAGATGACTTAAATTATGAAATAACAGATGATGGTCATCATCAATTTACATGTAAAATACCTGAAAGTACCAAGAGAGGAGGTAAAAGAGGATTGAAATCAAGAAAATCTAAAAAAACAAAAAAGAGAAAATCTCTTAAAAAGAAGAGAAAAACTCGCAGAAATTAAGAATTTATTAGTATTATCATTAAATATAAATAGTAATAAATTAATTTAGATTATACTGTTATCTCTCTTCGTTGTGTTATAAGCCTTCGTTATTATAGATATTTGTTGTGAGTAACATTTTTGATATATAATATATTTTTAGCCATCATATAATAATAATGAGAGTCGAGAGAACAAACATATATTAAAATGCTTAAAGAAAACCGATCTATAGAATATATGGCGGAATTAAATTGTGATGTAGTAGTTGGAGAACATTTATTAATCAATATTATTAATGTTGATCAAAAAATTATAAATAATAATGAAACACTCAAAGACATAATGGAAACCATTAGTAAAAAAGGGAATTTCACAATAATAGATAAAAGATATAATAACTTTGATCCATATGGATTTTCTGGAATATATTTATTATCAGAAAGTCATTTTACTTTTCATAGTTGGCCCGAATATCAAAAATTATGTTTAGATATATTTACATGTTCAAAAGATATTAGTTATGATGATATTTTTGAATATATAAATATAAATTTTGGAAAGGATAATATTTCATATTTATCAATTAAAAGATAACATATTATTTTTTCTTTATATAAAATATATGAATATTGATAATAATGAATTAGTGAAATCTGTTCAAAAATTGAATAGTTCATTAACACAATTAAAAGAAGAAATCAACAGAAAACAAAATAAAGTAAGAGAAATAGATGAAGAAATAGGAAAGGGAACAGGAGATGAAACACTTTTAGAAGAGCGAATAAAACTAGATACACAGGTTGATGTATTAATGGATGCGCTGTATAACTTTGAAAAAGATGTAAAAACTATTAAAGCTACTGCTCGTAATTTGAGTGGATTAACTAAAAGAGGAGGAAAAAGAAAGATGAGAAAAACAAGAAAGGCGAGAAAAACAAGAAAGAACAAGAAGTCCAAGAGAAAAACAAAAAAGTAAATAAATAATTATAAATAATAATCTATTTATAATTATATGAGTAAAGAATCATTTATTACAGGTCCCAAAATGTACATGCGTAGTTCATCTAGTTTTTTCGCATGGAATAGAAGATTAGGATCCAATCTACAACCCAAAAAGTATTTAGACAGTAGCCAAGTAACAAGTGATGATACACCAAAAATTAGACCTGCCCAAATGAAAATGTTCGCTGCAAGAGCAGGTCCAACATCAGGAAAAGGTATTAAAAATGTAACACGTCAAGATTCCTCGCAAGTTACACAAGATAGAAGAGCGATGGCTGTATCTAAAGGAAATTACAACGAAAATAATAATAAAACATATGATACAAGCTATGTAAAATCTAGATTAAATAGATCAAGAAGTTTAGGAGCTGTTGCTCCCGCTAAGAAAGGAGCAAATCCTGGTTGCACACATAATTAATATAATAACCTAGTGTATTAGCAAAATATATCATAAAATGTACAATAGTTACTACACATATTTTTGTAGTAAATGGTGTTTTCACATCCAATATAGAATATACAGGGTCTCCTGTGATAAGTGTCCAAGGACCCCATATACATATTAACCAAACATATACCCATAAATAACTATATATTAGTGTATTATTATCAAATATATAATTAGATTGGGTATTATGATAAAACATAATAATATACGGAACAGTATGATTTATTTCACAATGTATAATTTGTAAGCTAGATATTATTTGTTTATTATATCTATCATCAGTATCTTTCATATTAAAAAAATATTTTGTAACATAGTAAGCAAATGTAATAACAAAAAGTATATTATGTGATATAGGAAGATAATCTGGATAAAAGTAAAATAAAAAATTAGCATAATGACCAGTATCAGTTAATCGTATTAAATGTTTCCATTTAAATAGTTCTGGTTTTGAATAAAATTTTGAAAAACATAAATAATAATTTGCTGAAAAAGATTTTAGATAAATATAAAATGATAGCAAAGGATAATACAACGATAAATAGGAACATCCCAATATAATGTATATACCATTCTCAATAATTATATTATATAAATTCATATAATATAATTTAATTAGTACTATTTAAACCAATTAAAAAATTATTTAGCACCAAATAATGATTTATTTAATAAATATCCTGACATCCATGTGCCGACAGTAACCCACATAGTATCAATAGTATCAGAACCTGTTCTAATTATCCAATTTAAACCTTTACAATACGGAGTACTGTTAATAATAGGTGAAGTAAAAAAGCCTGTTATACTCCAATTATTACAACTATAAGCGTATAAATTTGCAGCTCCATAATGAAGACAAATCCAAATACCATAAATACCAACAGAATTATAAATATATGGATGAATAGTTGTAATATATTGTGATGCTTCTTTATAATATGGTGTAATGTCCATTTATATACCATATAATTAATATTTAACCATTTTACGTAATTTAATTTTTTTCTTTAAACATTTTAGTTTGTCATAGTCGATTGATACAATAAATTTTTTACTAATTGATTGAACACATGTATCACATATAGAGTATATTGTATTATTAATATGGTGAAAATGCATACCACAAGTATCATATGTACACATATCTTTAGAACAATTACGACATTCTACCAAAATATTTTTAATATTACAAATAGTACACATATTGTTAGTGTCTATTTTTTGTTCGACATCCATTTTTAGTTATTTAAAAGTTATAAATATTTAATTTAAAATCATTTTTTTTTAAATATAATAAATATGAAATATATATTTTTGTTTATACTGATTTCAATTAGTAAGACAACTTCTTTTATAACCAATTCACTTATAAAAGCATCTTCTCCAGTAAGATTAAGAGAATATATAAAAAAAGAAACAGAAAAAAATTTCAAACATATTACATATCCAAAAGCAAAGGATATATTACATAAAAACATAGGTGAGATTGACATATATGGTGATGGAACACTTGAAAAAAATGTAGAACATATTTTCCCACAATTTAAATTTAAGGGTAAATCTAATAAATCGGTATTAAAGTCAGATATGCATAATTTATATTTATGCAATAGTAGATTAAACAATTTAAGACAAAATTTCAAATATATAGATTCTGCTAGTGTTTCTTTAGATGATAAAATAAAGATTTTAGATATGAAAGGTTGTGAAGTAAATACTAATAGAGATATATTTACAAAAACAGGTTATTTAATGGTATCAAATAGAAAACAAAAAACATTTATACCTACGAATTATTCTAGAGGTAAAATATCAAGAGCATTATCTTATTTTACAATAAAATATGATTTTATGGATGAACTAGAAGATATAATTGATTTCAAAACATTAATAGAATGGAACCTAAAAGATCCAGTTGATAATGATGAGTATTTAAAAAACATAAAAATATATAAATACCAAGGAAACATAAATCCTTTCATAATGGAGCCAGATTTAGTCCAATACTGTTTTTCAGATAAATTTGAAGTTTCAGATGAAACAATAAAAAAGAAGAGGGGGTCATTTATTGATCCATTATATACAATAGATTATCTTATAAATGAAATAAATATATTAGAAAAACAAAAGATTACAAATGATAAAATGATTAATAAACTTTCAAAATTATCTAAACGAGATTACTAGATATGTCTTGTGTATTTGAATATCTATTAATAAATTCCATTCTATTGTTAACCATATTAAATGAGATATCATTATTAAAAATACCAAATATATCACTTGGGGTAATATTAATATGATTTATTGGTGTTAAAGATTGTAAATTACCTGTAATACTTCTAACACTTCTAACTAATTCATCTGATAAATTTGATGACAAGTCCTCTGAATCTCTTAATAAATTATCTACATTTCTAGAAATAGAATTAAATAATTCTTCTTCTTGTTCAATATCATTTTCATATGTTTGTTCTATTTCTGGTTCTGGAATAGGTTCTGGATTAGGTTCTGGATTAGGTTCTGGATTAGGTTCTGAAATAATTTCTGGCATAGGTTCAGGTTGATTAAATGTATCATTTAATGGTTCATTATTTTCTATAACAGTTGAAAGATTATTTCTGGATGCTTGATTTCTATGTTCTCTAATATCAAATCTACATAATGGACATCTAACATTTGTTTCAAACCATGTTTGTAATTCATTAGTTGAAAAAATATGTCCACAAAAAATAATTCTAGTTACTAATTGTTGTTCAACAAATCTTTCAAGAGAAATAGGACAATTACTATTTTGAGGATCAATTATATTTCCAAATCTAACTAATTGAGTTGCTTCTCGTACTTGTCTATCAGATGGTCTAACAACAACAGGGGTTAGTTCTTGACCTATTGTGCCAAATATTAAATCAGGTATATTAGTTAAATATCGTCTCATATATTGGTCTTGATTATTAGGTAAAACAGTAATGTTAGGATTTCGATTAGTTTGTCTAGTATTTCTATTAACACCAATAGGTTCATTACTTTGTAAAGGAGGTCTTATTTCACGATGTGTCCAGGCAGGATTAGTAATTGGTGTAGGTATATTTAATCTTGGAGTTGGTCCTTGAGAATTCAATCTTCTTCTTAATTCTTGATTTTCTCTTCTTAATGTATTTATTGTATTTGCAGTATCATCATAATCACGATTTATTAGACGTCTCAACGTACTTTCTTGATGATTAATTATTGTAATTACATCACGCATCGTTTCTTGTGATGAGGTTATAAGACGATTATAGTTATTTAATATTTCATCATTCATTATATATTAGGTAATATATAAAATGAATGAAAACTGTTTAAATAATTAATTATAATATTATTATTAATGGATATAACAAAATATGAAAATAAAGGATTAACAGGGCTAGTTAATCTTGGAAATACATGTTTTTTAAATTCAGCACTACAAGCGATATCTCATAGTTATGAACTAAATGAACTATTAGATAGTTCTTCTTTATTTAGTTTTATGAATAAAAATTCAAGTAGTAATTTACTTAAAGAATGGAATGACTTAAGAAAGTTAATGTGGTCTCAAAATTGTACAATCGCACCCAAAGGCTTTGTAATAACCGTTCAAAAAGTTGCAAAAGATAAAAATCAAGATCTATTTACCGGTTATGAACAAAATGATTTAAGTGAATTTCTAACATTTTTATTAGGTTGTTTTCATGATAGTTTGAAAAGAGAAGTAGATATAGTATTAAAAGGAGAAATCAAAAATTTTAAGGATAAAATTGCTGTAAAATGTTTAGAATCATATAAAAGATTACAAGAAAAGGAATATAGTGAAATTATTGATCTATTTTATGGTATTCAAGCAACCCTAATTTATAAAAAAGATGTTGAATATAAAAATCTAGATGAAAAATCAGTATTAAGTGTTGCTTCTGAATCATTTTTTATTATTAATTTACCTATTCCACCTAGAAAAAGAGTTATAAATATATATGATTGTTTTGATACTTTTACAGAAGTAGAAACATTAGATGGTGATAATATGTGGTATAATGAAAATACAAAACAAAAAGAGGCTATAAATAAAAAAACATGTTTCTGGAAATTACCTAAAATATTAATTGTTGATATAAAAAGATATGATATGTATAATTCAAAAAAACAAAATAATATTGATGTTCCACATATAATAGAATTATCAAAATATGTAATAGGATATAAGTCAGGCGATAATACATATGAATTATATGGAGTATGTAATCATAGTGGAGTAACTCAAGGTGGTCATTATACAGCAAATGTTAAAAATGCAAATGGAAAATGGTATAATTACAACGATAGTCATGTTAATGAAATAAGACAAGAAATAGTAGTAACACCCAAAGCATATTGTTTATTTTTCAGAAAAAAAAACTAATTATAACCCTCCTCTTTTAGTCATCTCTTCAATTATTTTTTCATCATAACTTGGTTCATAATGATAAATATTTATCTTTTCAGTTTTACCTATAAACCTAATATCATTATCTGTTTTAAAAATAACACTTTGAAAAGTATTACAGCTGGTATCATCTTTTACAAGAGAAACAAGATTTCTTTCATCACCATAAACAGTTAATATACCCTTCTTATTATGAATAACTACTGGTTTTTTCAAATATTTTCTAATAAACAAAGTGAATGTTTTCATTATAAATTATATAAAAAATAAACTTTATATAATTTTAAATTATCTTAAATTAAATCTCGTGTTATCGGGTTAGCTTTAATAGATAATGGTTTTAAATTTATAGTAGATACAAATGTTTCTGTGGTACAATTCATATTATTATTAGGATTATTTGCTCTATGTTGTATAGCATATTGTTTTCTATTTTGGGGTATAGGACAAACATCATACAGCTTTTGTGTATAAGAACTATCATAATTATCAAGTGCAGTATTAATATTACTTTCATTCCCTGTAGCTCCTAACTTAAAAGTATATACATTTGCTGTTTCTTTAATATTTTTAGAATATAATACTTGTTGGTTACCATTCAACAAAGAAACTGTGGCATTCATAAGTGTTGTTGGTGTAATTAATCTAACAACATATAATTCATCATGATTTTTAGCAGTATGAAGCCCAACCTTCATGGTTTCTTGTTGAACTACAGTATTACTACTAGCATCTGTAACAATATTTAAATATTGATCAGCAAAATTATTATTTGTTAATGTTGATTTAAGATCAGTTGTCATACCTTCAATATAATGGTCTTCTATGTGTTGGTCATATAATGAACGATGTTCTCTAGAATGAGTTACATTATTATGAATACCATGGTCATCATTATGATATTGGTATATAGGTCTTGCATTAGGGTTATTATGTGAATGAGTACTTGGGTCATGATTTTCATTATAATGATTTCCATCTATAGGTTCTCTCATATATCCAGTATTGTTATTATGTGAATGAGTACTTGGGTCGTGATTTCCATTAGGGTTATTATATGAATGAGTACTTGGATGGTGATGTCCATTAGGTCCATAATGATTATTAACATGATTTGAATTTTGAGTTCCTGAACTACCATGTTGATGATAATATACAGATGAACCAGTATTTAAAGACATATTTAAATCTGCACATGTATCAGGTCTATTACCACTTAAATCTGTATTAGGGTCATTAGATGTAATATGTCCTGTAGTAATATCAATAGATGCTTGAGGTGCAATATTTGTTAATCCACTAACAACATATTCATTTGTTGTAGTATCATCTGTTGATGTAGTTCCGGTAGATTCCCATATTTGTACTTCTGATAATGAAATTCCCGAATCACTAGTAGGAGTATTATATTCAACAACTACATATTTAATACCATCGTCAGGTATGCGTTGTTCAGTTCCTAAATCATCATATAATAATCCATATTTTCTTAAATAATGTTCCCAAATAGGTAATCCATTAGGACAAGTACTTGTATTACCCAAACCTTGTCTATATCCAGAACCATAACCATTACCACTATGAAGATGAGTATGTAATCTATGTAATTCAGCATGTTTTTCACACTTAGATGTACCACATACACTACAATCACTATTATCTTGGCTACCTAAATTAGTAGATAAACTTAAATTAAATGATAAATTAAAAATATACAACGCTAAAATAACTATAGTTATAATCATTATACCACTCATAATTGTAATAGTACCAAGTGCAACAAGAATAATAACAACAATTATCGGAAAGAATGATACTACTAAACTAACCAACGTATTATATAATTTCTCTGCTTCATTTTCAGTTGTCATATATATATATATTATAACTTTAAAATTATAATATATATTTTCATTTCTTATTTTTTCTTGTAAAGCTCCCATATTTCTTCTTGTTTTTTTTGGTGTTATTAATTTTTACTTTTTGTTTTGGTTTTTGTTCTTCTTTATCAATTTTACCCTTTAAAAATGTATCAAATAAATTATCCGAAATACATTTTGGATCATACAAACAATCACTATCTAGTTTTTTTACTATGTTTTCATTATTTACAAAATAAAAATATGGAATTGCTAAATGAGATAAAGATTTATGATTAATAAAAGAATACATATTATTTTCAACCTCCATAAATGTTATATACATTTAATTATTTTGAAAAATACCTTTTAATATCTGGTTCATATTTTGTTTCTCTACTATTTTTAACATGTTCTATTATTCTTTCTATCTGATTTTCAGGAAAAAGTTCTGCTAAACATTTTTCTAAAAATTTATATGTAATTGCACCCTGACTTTTATTTTTAGTAAATTTTAATTTACCACCTGTAATTTCGACTACATTATCCTCCAAATTATTATTTTCAACAAATACATTAATTTTATCGGAAATATCTCCCTTTTCCTCTCTGATTTCCTTACATTTTTCATTTAAAACTTTTAATTTATTATCTAGAGAAACCCATTGCTTAATATTATCAATAAACGCGCCTTGCTCCATTTATATTATAAATTATATAATATAAATTTTATTTTAATTTATTTCTTTCCCTTCTTAACTCTACGAGCCATTCTTCGCTGAGCACCCCATAATCCAAAGGGGACAATAGCAGAGCTAATAACTCCTCCTAAAAATCCTCCAGTTCTTCTGCGGGTTCTTCTGCGAGCAGTACCGCTTGTGCTTCTCTTGGTTTTCTTAGCACCACCCTTCTTTCTAAGAGTTCTTCTTCTTCTACGTCCACCAGAAAGAGTATTAGTCTTTGATCCGGGACTTAATGCCTTAGATACTTGAGCACCAACATCTCCTACTGTCTTGGATACCCAACTAGCTCCGTCACCACCACGATAGTTTTTTCTGGTTGCCTTAGCCATATATATATACAAAATATTATATTATTTTATCATATAAAAATCTACTACGCAATAGTAAAATAAAGTTTCCTAAAATAATAAAAAAACTAATAATTACAAATACCATTGATAACATAATATATGGATAAATATCAGCTAACAACATATCTATTATAGGTTTAAATAATTCACGTATTTGCATTTTAACATCTTCATTCTTTAAAACATCCATTATCTCTGTATAAATAATATTTTTAGTAGAACTATCCATACAATATTAAATATAAAATATATTAGATTATAATGCGTTTGCGTATATTCTTTTTAATTTAAATATGTTATAAAAGCATGAGTGAATATAAGATTTTAGTACCAAGCGATTCTTTTGATTTCACAAAATTATCTTTAGTAAATCCAATTACTTTACAGGGTGGAACATTTTTCACAAAACTATTAAATGAAAACAACGAATTATACATACAAACTCCATTATGTACAACCAAAAATGGGTTTGTAAAAACTGCAAAGAAAATAAATTGCGATATGTTATTTGAAAGATCAAATACAGAATTTATTGAGTGGTTCGAAAATTTAGAGGAATATTGTCAAAAATTAATTTTTAAAAAATCTAAAGATTGGTTTCAAGATGAAATAGAATTAGATGATATTGAAAACGCATTTACAAGTTCTATTAGAAGCTATAAATCAGGAATGTTTAATATGATTAAAACAAGTACAGAATCACCAAGAATTTCACATAGTGTAAGCAATCTTTCAATATATGACCAGCAAGAAAGACAAATGAAATTAGAAGATGTAACACCTGATAATACTATGGTATGTATTTTACAGATACATGGTGTTAAATTTACACCAAAAAATTTTCAAATAATGATTCAGTTAAAACAAGTAATGGTATTAAATGATAATATGTTTAGCAAATGTCAAATAAAACCAAATGTAGAAGTTAGAAGTAAAAAAAAGATATCATTAAAATCATATGATACAGAAAATAAATTAGATGATGATGATGATGATAATAATGATAAGGATGAAGAAATAAATATTACAGAATATACCGATAATGATGATAATGCTGATAATGCTGATAATGCTGATAATGAAATTGATTTACCAACAATTAATCAAGAAACTTTAGAAAGTAACAACACTTTAGAAACAGATAAAGATTTAGAAAATAATGAAGAAAAAGTTGAAGTTGAAGAAAACAAAAATTTAGAAGAACTTGTAAATTTTGAAGTGGATAAAATAGAAGAGGTACAATTAAATTTAGATAATGCTGAAAATTTAGAAGAAATTACATTAAAAAGGCCTGATGAGGTTTATCTAGAAATATATTCCGAAGCACGAAAAAAAGCAAAAGAGGCAAAAAAACATGCATTAATATCTTATTTAGAATTAAAAAAGATAAAATCAGAATGGGATGTAGAAGGATTAGATGACAGCGATGATGAATTTGATAAAGCAATGATGAATAAAGCGATGGAAGGAAAAAAAAATAGTGAAAGTGGCCCCATCGAATTATTGAACCATTAAAATTTATAAATAAATGATATATTTAAGAAAAATATTTTATCATTAGTTTTATATAATGAGCATGTTAAGTTCTTTGAAGAAAGTTGCTGATAAAGCTATAAAATTTGTGCAATCTAATCTTTTAGGAGTTGTTGCAGCCATCGTGATACTTTATTTATTGATGGAATACGGAGGTCTTAAGTCATCTGTTCAATCTGGTATGACAGGAGGAGAAACAGCACCAGCTGCTACCGCTTCTGCACCAAAAGCAAGTGTTCCTGATAATGAGTATCAAACTGTACAGGGTATTAGCACTAGTACCCATGGTCTTCCTCCATCATGCATGAAACAATCAACTATGGACCCCAAAGAATTATTGCCTAAGGATGCTAATAGCGAATGGGCTTCTTTGAACCCATCAGGTTCTGGTGAATTAAGTGATGTAAATTTATTAAAATCTGGTCATCACATCGGTATCAATACTGTTGGTCAATCTCTTCGTAATGCTAATTTACAAATCAGATCTGAACCACCTAATCCACAAATGAATGTTGGACCATGGCACCAAACAACTATGGAACCTGATCATATGAGAGTTCCTCTTGAATTAGGCCAAGGAGGTCAATAATTATTTTAAAAAAATATAAAATATGAATAAAATATATGTCTAAAATTAATATTTTAGGATATATTTTAACTGGTGTAATATTATTATTATGTATAAAAATATATTTAGAATCTGATTCGTTTAATTTAAGATGCATAGTATCTGAGGTAGATGGTAATAAATACTGTGTTAGAGAAAGGTCAAAAATTACTATGGCCGCAGATTTATTGGCAACTGCTACACAAAACTTAACAAAATTAGTTGAATATGTCGGTGAAAAATATCCTGAAAGAGAAAATGTTAAAAGATTAGTTAATAATTTTAAACCTAATAAAATACAAGAAACATTACCTACTAGTAAGTTAACAGCATACAGCGAAAATAAAGGTGAAAAAATTGCTTTTTGTCTTACAACGCATAAACAAAATAACGATTTAATTGATATTGAAACATTAACATTTGTAGGTATTCATGAATTAGCACACGTTGCGAGTATAACAGTAGGACACAAAAGAGAATTTTGGGATAATTTTAAATTTTTATTAGAAGAAGCCAAAGCAGCAGGTATTTATGATCCCGTTGATTATAAAAAAAACCCTCAAGAATATTGTGGTATGACTATAAGTGATAATCCATATTATGATCTATAATATTTTAATTGTAATTGTATATTATTTATAATATAAATATATACAAATAATATATATATGTTAGAAGTCTTTAAAATACACTATATAAATGATGATATTACAAAAAAGATAATGATTTTTTGTGGTGACAACGAAAAATATCATAAAGAACATTTAGATCAAATATTAAATAAAAAAGAGTTTGAACAACTAGAAAAAAATAATGTTGAAATTGTATTTGTAAATGATTACATTCATAAAGATGATACCATCGAAAATATAAAATTAAAAATAATTAAATATGATGATAGTATTACTTTTGAAGAAATATATTTATTTGGAAATCAATTAAAAAATTTGAATATAGCAAATATATTAAAAACTATTGAAACTAGTGATTATGATGAAAATATTCTTATTTATAACATAAAAAGTAATATAGATGATGATATATTTAATAAATTTTTAGATTTTGATAGCTCAGAGCAAATGCATATAAAAGATATTCTATATATTGAAAATGAAAAAATATTAGTAAAAGTTCCAATTGGTCAAAAATTTAATTGTGAAAATTATATATTTTATAATTCGGTATCACCATTTGATATTAAAACTGAAAAAAACATTCTTAATAATAAAGTTATTAGAACAAATGGGGATTTTTTATTTGAATATGATATTTTCAATAATGATATTTACTTATGTAAATTTTCTGAAAAAAATATTCTGAAAAAAATAGTTGAATTATATTATTATTATTTATACGAACAAAATATTTTTGATACTGAAAGCTATGACTCAAATTTTACAAAATTAAAAAGTAGTTCTTTGAAATTAGTATCAAATAAAGCAAAATATAATGAAAGTATTAACGAAATATATAAAAACTATAGTGATGTAGAATTTAAAAAATATGTATCACAAATGGGTATTACATCCATAAAATTAAAAATATTTTCTGTAAATAACATGTTTGTCCCACTAGATTTAATATTTAAATCGTTGCATTCAACAGAAGAATTCCCATTACTTAAATTAAATCTTGGTCCCAAGATTGAAAAATTATTTAGAATATATAGTAAAGGTACATCAATTGATGGAAGAAAAATACCATATTTAAAAAAATCAGAAATCGCAAAAATACAAAGGTCAATCGGTAATCACAAAGGTCTAACAATTTATATTATTGTTAAAAAAATGGCTTATTTTATAGAATTAAGAAATAATGGGGATATGTTTATATTTTACGAAAATGAAAAACATATAACTATGGATAAATTAAATAAATTGTTTCAATATGGTATAAATAAAATACTTACAGTAATAAAAAATAAATTTGAGAAGAATGGATATAAAATAAATTTTTTTACAGATATATATTCATCTAATATTTCAATTTTAGATTGTAATTACATATATAATCTTAATACAAGTAGTAAAATTAAATTAAAAAAGGGCAATTGTTTGTCTAATATTTTTGAAATAAAATCAAATACCGCTATGTTATTTAAAAAGGTGAAAAATTACAACGAATTAAATGAAGATGATGGATTTAAAATTACAGTTGAAAAAGATAAAAAGAACAAAGATAATTATATTATTACTTTCTATGG